CTGTGGAGGCTGCCAAAGTGAACGCTGGAGGTCATAGATGAGAACTATGCCCATAGCAGGAAGAGCGATATAGAGCGCGCGTTTCCAATACCTAACATGGCAGTTTGTAAAGTCGTAACTATCGAAATCGTTCTTAACCAAATCAGAAAGTGGGGTGTTTCTTGAACCGTCCGGACTTTCGATTGATCCTAAAGCTTCAAGTGCTGGTTCTTGAGAGATATAAGCAGTCGCATTTTTGATTGCAGAGAATGCATGTTTTGAAATGATACTAGAACTTTGAGAAATCTTATGCTGAACAATTCGAACTAGTTCTGCGGAGTTATCCTGAGCCATGTGAAAGTCCAATATATCAAAAACATTTGGACCTGAACCAATTACAAAGTTACTTTGAATATTTGTTACATTAGCCACTGTATCAGTTGGGATAATACACGTAGCCGGTCCCGCGGTAAGAGGACGCTGAAAAGGCCCTCCAGGAAGACGTGGAGAGGTAAGAGTAAAATTTGTGTAATCTATATCCTGAGACCCGAATATCATGCCACTATTGGTACTTGCCAGAATAACCTGGTTGACCTGACATGCAATCATGTCCGGAGCAAAGTTTGGAAATCCTGAAGTGATAGCGCTTGGCAGGGCGATAGTCGAAACCGTCTGCCATACCGCGTCCCCAGCAGTAACTGTTGGAAAGGCTGTAAGACCTGTTAAGGTATCTGTAGTTTCTCCGCCAGTATAGGTATAAGCGACACTATTATAAAGAAGCGAACGGCCCGAAACTGATGAAAAGAATCGCGCTGACTTCCAGGTTGGCTCTCCGTTATGAATAGTGATAGAAGGTCCGGCTACCTCACTCGTCAAAGAGTTACTCATGATAAGGGTAATCGTTCCTGCGGTTACTGAACCGATAGTAAATGTTTTACTGTTGGCTGTTGAGCCCGTCACAAAGAGAGAGTCTCCCGCGGCGAAGCCTGCAGTTACGAATCCACTATTGCTATCCGTAATCGTTGGAGCAACACTTCCTGGAGTACCAGCAACAAAGGCGATAGTTGCTTTGCCGGTTAAGACACCCTGCTTAGTGAGAGTTGTAGCGGTTGATGAGGCAACTTTCGAAACTCCGCCAGACCATCGATACATGTTTGAGTTACTTTGCACGAATAGAAGAACATCTGTTTGCTCAGTGAAATCAAGGACTTGGCAAAAATCTAGGAAAGGAGTTGAGAGAGTTGTAACGAGACTGTTATAAGTTCCGTTCCAATCGAACTCCAATTTACCGTCGTATGAACGAAGGTTAAAAAACTTTCCGGTTGAAGTTGTCCAGTCAAATGATCCACGGATAGGTCCTGCGCCGGTATTCGCCTGGCGATATAGAGTATATCCATTACGAGAAATGACTCTGTTTGCATAGTCAATCAAGACGTTCTTACTTCCTTTTACCAGGAAGTTTGGGGCAAGAGCAGTGATTTCAGGCTTAGATACATATCCTCTAAAACCCGATGTCAGGTTGAAGTTGTCCTCTTGCATTTGTCCATTGTAGGATGATTTAGCCATAGTATTTAACAGTCAAAATCGTAAGTTTTAGTAACAGTAACAATCGCTGAACTAGGATTCATCTTAGCGTAGTCTGCATATAGTCCATGGTATGGAGGGTCTTTAACATATCTCGTTTGAGGCTGACCATTCAACATTTGTCTCCAATCAGCTAGCTCACTTGACTGTACCGCACCTGTACGAATTGATTTCGTAATATCAATCATCATCTCAGTCTTCAGTATCTCATATGACGACTGACTAACGTTAATCAAATCAGTATCAGTAGTCGGTACTGATATCCAGCCACCTGTCGAAGTGCGGAAAAGGAAGTTCGAATAGTATTCAAACTCATAAAGTTGACCAATAGAATCAGTCCAGTTGTCCACAAGAATGCCTGGTATAGCGGGACCGGCTGTATATGTCATGCCAAACCTGCGATAGGTATTTTTCGTGTCATCTGGTGAACCAACAACCGCCGCTGAGTTCCAGTTAAATTGAATAAAGTTCCAGCCATCAGTAAAGGCTGTACCATCTATCTTAGTTGTTGCAACCGCCTCTCGATAGTTACTTGCAGATGATCCGCGACGAATAGCAACGTTTACAAAGCGTGCACAAAATCCATAGGGAATCCAGAAAGCAATAACTGAAGAATCGTTATAACGAAGTTGAGACATGTCTGTAACCGTAGCTGTCGTGTTTACGAGATCGGCAAAACCTGTTGAACCCGATAGATTGAAACCAAGAGAGCCGTTTCCTTCGACGTAATTAAGTATTTCTTGATATAAACCTGATGCATCGCCCTCAGCTGTCCATGTGCCATTACCTGTTGCACTATCGAATGAATCCATTTGCATAACGTTGCCCACTGGAAGCTGTTGAGCACGGATGGTGCGAACCATGTTATTCCAACGAATTGAGAATGAATTCGGACTTAGTCTCTCGTTAAATTGGCGAGGAGCTGTTTCTCCAAAGTGTGAACGTCCAGGCATCGATGTACGATTAGCTTGAGGACGAATATCAATCATCCTTTTATAGTCAGATGGCAAAGCATAATCTTGAACGTTGTCGTAGAAAGGAGTGGTTGCTGTAACTGTTCTTCGTGTCTCATCGGTATCAATACGAGACAACATACGATTGGCGGCAGCTGCTGCAGTTCCATAAAAGTCTTTGACCTCACGAATTGATGTACCTTTCATCATTCGGACAATATCATTCTTCATCTGAGACATCGTTATCAAGTATGAACCAGTAGGTGATATTGTCGAAGCGCCTGAAGGTTGAGAGATGTAGTATGAAAGAATCACCGATCCTCCAGTCGGTGCGACTACAAATGTTATAGTCAATCCAACCACTGTCGCATCAGTTCCATTGGTCGATTGAACAATACCATTGACCGTCACAAATGAGGGTGCATTCGTTGCGACGAAGACCTTGTTTGATCCGTTTATTGTTCCTGATGGTGTCTCTGAGAGAAGGGTTATTGACATATATTTATTATAGCATTTAATTACTCTGAGCTAATAATGTTTGAGCCTCATTAAGTTTTTCCTGAAGACCATCTATATAAGACTGAAGTTCTTCAATTGTTAATTGAGATAAATTGCCAAATACTCCTTCTGCTGTATTATTTTCAGATGATGATGATGGGTTCATATTTTTATATATTTGTTAATCTTGCTAATGTCGCATACGCCCAATATCCTGTAACAGTTCCACTTGAATTAGGAAAACCAATACGAACTGTTACTGTAGTATTACCTTTAATTGGTAATGGGAAACTTGCACTACTTTCTGAAAAGCCAGGACCAAAGATACTACTAGAGAAGGTTATAGAATATCCATTTATATCCGTTATATCTACTTGATATTGAGTTGTTGTTGTAGATGTATTGTATAGAAGTGTACCTAGAAACTGATAGAGACCGTCACTTGCTGGGGTTGTATATGTAAACACTGTCCCTATAGTAGTTGAAGCAAGTATCTTTCCTTTTGCTACTATTGTATTCAATCCTAAAGTATTGAATCCGTTATAACTCGTTACATTTTGTCCTAGAATAGTATTTCCATTTAATGTGCTTGTAGATGATACAACCAACTGTGATGTAGAGGCGATGTTTGTTACTGCCAAATTAGTTGATGTAGCATTTCCAAATGTTTGCCCACCCGTCCATGTATTCGCATTGGCTAGATTTAAGTCAGCGGTAATAGTTCCTGATGTTGTCACAGGGGTAGAACCTATTGTTAGAGTAGAATTGGTAGAAGATACTCCTACTGAAGAAACTGTGGCAGATGAAGTATTACAGGTTGAACAGCCAATAGCTCCAGTTGAAGCATTATATGTTACTGGAGATGTTCCACTTAGAACTGAGGTTGATGCGAACGCCGTATTCCAGTTTGTAGTAGAGGCAGTAAGAGGAATGTTATAACCCGATGTGAGAGTTAATCCAAGAGTCCCACTTGTTGTAATAGGGCTTCCTGAAATTGAAAGACCTGTTGGAGTCGTTAGTCCAACAGAGGTAACAGTTCCACCGCCTCCTCCACCTGTACCAGGAACGATACATGGCTGACCTGTCGATGTGGCAAAGCAAGGTGAAATGATGCCACCTACGAATGTCGTAGTAGCTGAACCTGTGACTGCAAGTCTTGTGGTAGTTGCGTTAGTAGTAGTTGAATTCCCTAAGATAGCATTTAATCCACCTTGCAAATCTGTTAAGAAATGAGAAGGGCTAAATGTCTGCCATGTACCAGCCCAATCGCCACTGTTTGAAGTGAGGCAACTTGAACATCCAATGGTTCCTGAAGTCGTTATAACACCACCAGTCAAGGGGGATGAAGCTGTGATTGATGTAACTGTACCTGAACCACCCCCGCCAGTTATACCGAGCGTAGAGGTAGCTTGCGGCCCCCATGTGCCATTAGATTGCCCTACAAGGACCTGACCGATCGTGGGCGCGGAAGATGTTCCTGTACCCCCTTGATATGGGGCAATGACTGAACCAGCAAAAGCAATAGCCGATCCAATGAAGGATGCTGAGAGAGCAATGAGAATGGTTTTAAGTATTTTTGAAATCATGTTATTGGTTGCTTAATTTAGCTTGTATCCATTTTAAATCTGTTTCTATTTGAGAATACTGTGCGGCGTTTTGAGTAGAAGCAGTTTGAAAAGCTTGTTCATCGACTCTTTGTTGACTAGAAACAGCTTGTATATTTTGTGCATTTACCTGCACACTACTATTCAAAGCAGTCCAAGCAGCGGTACCTGCAACAATCAATCCGATGACAGACACGATCAATGGTAGGTGATTAATCACCGTGCCAAGGAGTCGTCTGTCTTTTACATCTATGTATGAATCAGATTGAGAGTTTGACATGTTATGCAGAAGTTGCTTCTTTTGATTTCTCAATGACGATGTTTTGTAAGTCAGCGATACTATCGTTTGCTGTAGTGAGGGAATCTGACAAGGTAGCACACTCTTTTGTTTTTTCGTTTAATTCTAGTGACAAATCATTTGCTTCCTTTTGAGCATTTTCTAGTGCCGTGAACTGTGCCGAGTACGTGTTGTTGAGCAAGTCAGAAGCAATCTGCAATGCTTGAAGATTGTTTGTTGCGTTAGTAATTGCTGACTTGATTATGTTTTGAGCTGTTGTGATTTCCATTTTAGTTATTGTTAATTAATTATAAATCATTCGAAATACAATGATAATCTACCGCTGTGCTACTCAATGCTCCGATGTTTGTAATAGCGATAGTTGTTGATGACACTGTGTAACTGAATAGCAATCCTGCCTCTGATGAGAGAGTACAGAATGGAGCACGAGCATAAGCAGAAGCGAATGTAATTGTTGCACCAGTTGCAATGGTTCCTTCGCTGATTCTGCCAGCAGTGTCTGTTGAACCTGTATCAATTGAAGGTGATGTACCTGCCGATGAGAGTGTTGGAATAGCACCGTCTGTACCGATGTGACCCTTTACGGTTAGTTTAGAGCCTGGGGTTGAAGTACCGATGCCGATGTTCCCCCTCACTGTACCAGCAGCGTTTATACCCAACAAAATATTACCATCTAAGCCAGAAGCATTTTTTGCTCCACCCAAGAAATACATTGAACCACCGTTTGTGTTACTACCACTTCCACCTGCACCACCCGTGAAGTTCATGTCTCCACCATTTTGTGCGATGTTTATAGCACCGTTTGTAGCATTTCCACCATTACCTCCTGTGAAGTTCAAAGCCCCAGCAACACCTCCTGTAACAATAGAACCCTTTTGTGCAAATGCACCATTACCTCCTGAAAATGAAAGTGAGCCACCCTTACCTCCTGTTGAGGGAGTATCGTTAGTATTTTTATTTAGTACAGTACCACCCGAACCTCCATAGAAAGCAACAGCACTACCGTTTCCACCTGTTGATGTCCCTGTAACTGTATTACTACCAGCTTGTCCACCAGTACCTCCATAGAAACTAAAAGCACCAGCATTTCCTCCCACATTTGTACTTCCTAATGATGCTTGTCCACCAGCACCTCCTCCTACCGACATAGAACCTCC